AAGGGTGTCACCTTGCCCAAGTCCATTGGTGGGGGGCTGTACGCCAGCGGGTGTGACCTCAAGGGTGTCACCTGGCCCAAGTCCATTGGTGGGGGGCTGGACGTCAGCGGGTGCGACCTCAAGGGTGTCACCTTGCCCAAGTCCATTGGTGGGTGGCTGGACGTCAGAGGGTGCGACCTCACAGGGATTAAACTCCCGAAGTGTAAAGAAGTTATCAAGTGATATGGGTTTGGTCTGCAAACGGAATTGAAAGGGGGGCGGAGAAATATATGATCTTCGCCCTCCTTAACGCTATCCTTCTCGCTTATTGGGAAGGGGCTGTATCAATCTCTATTGTAAGAATGACAAAAGAACAATACATATTTGGGAAGGATTAGAAATGACAGAACTCATTTTCCTGATAACTTGTGGGGCTTTGTTCCTTCTTTGTGCCGGGAGACTAGCAGAGTTCTTTAAGAATTGAAACGCGATTGTATGCAATCTCTAAATCCAATCTTGTATCATGTACGTATTCCTTAAATTGTCCCTCTATCGCTTCCCGAATGCCGCTAAATCGGTTTTGTCCGCTTGAATACCAGGAAGGGCATACCAATTTTGATCCGGCCCACATCGAGTCATAAAAAGCATTTAGGCTCTTACATCTATTCAACGATTCGTCTATAAGCGGAAAGTATGTTATCTCGTGGTTTCTATTAACGAAGTCGCGCACAAAATCAATGTATGGCCCCCATTCTTTAACAGACACCCTTACCGGCGATATTTTATATAACTCCATCAATAGGAACCATACATCACAGCCCCAAAACTCCCAACGGTATTCTGGATAACTTCTATAGGCTTCGATTATTTCTTCTTTGTGCGCGTATAGGTCCCCCCTGTGCGAGTCTCCACCCCGATAAACAATAACCTTCTCTCGGTTCTTATTCTTGTTTTGTGGCCCGTATATATCCGGGTCCATAATGTTTTCCACAACCCTGCAATCCCCAATATCAGAATATGCAGACTTTAATTCTTCTGTTGAAACGGTTGTAACGTCTGCAAGTTTAACGGACCTCTCTACAATCCCGCGACAGTCCCTATAGTGTTTCTCGAAAGCATTATAAAAAGGAACGGCCAAAAGGTTATCATCATAATCAACCCAAACTGGAACCCCTATCTTTTTGGCCTCTGTAATAAGGTTCAAAAAGTTTGGCTGGAATGGCCGTTGAACAAAAAGAACATCAACGCCAATCAGTTCCTTCCACCCCCAAGCGGGATGCTCTACCAATACAACGTCCTTAAGTTTCGAGAACGGCCCCCATCCCCTATAGATGCTTGTAATGTCGCCCGGATTAGGACATACCATTCCAACCCTAACCATCTAGACACCTCCTTTCATATCCCCAAACCACGTTGAACATACTCCTGAAAAAGTTAGGCGGAGTTTCCCTAATCCCAAAAAGAGGTCCTCCCGAAACCGGAATATAATCCTCCCACCACTTCGGGCCGTGATAAATAACGTTCGGAACCCCAAATAATTCTGCCTCGTATAAAGCAGAAGAATTGATGCCCTCTATCGTTTTCAGACGGTCAAAATATCTGTATAACGATACCTTCTCGTGTTCCTCTTGCTTGTATAGATTGTGTTCGTCCGGATGCCTTCTCAAAACCTTTCCAGAAAAATCCGTAACATATTCCTCAACCTTATGGAACTCTCCGTCATATAAGACGGAACGATCAAATCGTGATTGCCCGACAACCATGTGGTCGCTTCCCAAGTCTGGTATCTCTCTTGGGTTCCTCTTAATCCACTCCTTGTACTCAAAAGCGTGTGCCTGTAATTCTCTCTTTGATAACACCCCATCCCCGACACCAATATTTGTCTTCACACCAAAAACCAAGTCCGGCATAAACCTCGCCGGATGGATAATCACATTGATATACTTTATCTCCCTTTCCGCCAAGTCCCTGATAACGGCCCTCGGCATCTCGTATCCGACAACCAAGTCGTTCCCGCCAACCTTGTCGGCAATAAACGATTTTCCTCCATCCGATTGTGATAGTTTCCACTCGTCTTGACTAATCTCTTGGTAGTCCAACAGTTCAACGTCGTGCTTCATTAGCAGTTTGAAAACCTCCAGGTTTCTATTCTGCTTTACCAACGGCCTTTGTGGATCACCCGTTAGAACTATTCTCAATTACTTCCTCCAATTTTTCTAGTATCTCTTTTGCGTCAACGTTCCTTGCACACTCATAGTTCCTGTTAAATGGGCAGTCTATCCAATTAACTGGAGCCTTTTGTTTTGGAAAACAGTTAATGCACGAATCTTTCGCCTGTACCGGAATTATATTCCCACTCAAAACAAGAAGTTCTGGAGGGTAACAGGTAAACACAACAATACCGGGCGTGTTAGTCGTCTGGCATACATGGAATGGCCCCGAATCAACTCCAACAAACGCTTTCGCCCCTTCTATAAGAATCTTTAGGACATGAATCGTATCCTTTCCTCTAATATCAACGCACCCCTCAACCAACGGCCCAATATCCTTTGGGCCACCAACAATAACTGGTATAAGTCCGAAGTTCTTTATCCCGGCCTGTACCTTGTGCCATGTTAATTCCGGCAACGTCTTACACCGCCAATTTGTTATCGGCTGGTGAAGAATAACATAGTCTAAACCACCAAGACCAAAAGACTTTGCCTTATCTATATCCGAATCGTCCGGATATAACTCCGGTGGTCCTTCAAACCCATCGATTTTTTCAAACCCATAATCTCTAATGTTCTCAATGTGTGTTTTGTCCATCCTCAATGTCGGCCTAATTCCGTTTGCCGTGTTAATGCGAACTATTCTGGCGTCCGGTGATGCAATCGCTTTGTGAGCGCCCTCGACACAAGGGTTTCCCTTAAACACTTCCGGGTAGTCTGTCTTTACATATATCTTTAATTCGGGGTAGGCCATTTTAAGCGCATGAATAGCCTTTGTAAAAACAACAACATCTCCCGTCATGCCCTTCCTGGTAACGATAACCTTTTTGTCTGCACACGAAGCCTTGGCCATTCCATTGAAAATTTTAACAAAAGTCCCATCAGACTCCCAATCAACTATTTGGCTTGCGAACAACGCCTTGCTTTCCTTCCAAGCGATATTAACCCAATCGTCTTTCCTGCTATTTCCTTCCGCGTGGATCAGTTTTATATCCGGGTCGTATTTTACTTTCCAGCCGGTCTTCCAAACATTCGCGCAGAACTCCGCGTCCTCGCACCCGAATACATACCTTTCATTAAATCCAAACTCAATCCACGTTTCCCTCCTGAACGACATGAACGCGCCGGTCACATAAGCGGGGTAGTGAACGCGGTTCGCCATGTTTGCTTTGTCTTCATCGGAATAAAAATCGTAGTGCATACCGTCTGTCCATGTATAGTATCCCCCGCCGTGTTGAACCCTCCCGTCAGAAGAATATAGTTTAGCACCAAGGACAGATAGTTTTGTATCGCTCTCAAAGTTCTCCTTTATCTTCGCAAGAACAGGCTCAAGAAAAATAATGTCTGTGTTTACTAATACAAGAATGTCACACCTGTTTGCCCGACACCCCGCATTTACACACTTTGCGAACCCGCTTCTCTCATTCATCAGTATTGGCTTTGCCCCGAACTCAGACGCTACTCTTTCCTCCTCAACCGCCTTTTCGCTCGCATCCGAAACGACAACAACCTCATCCGGCCAGTTGCCGCTATTCCTTGCGATTGTGAGCATATTTCTCAACATGACCGGGTTGTTGTGTGTCGGTACAACAAATCCAATCTTCATTCCAAGTCTCCAATTCTATACTTTGTAGGGAAGTCTGTACAAACCCCGAAAACTCCATTCATGGTCTTGTGTGCGTGATGTAGTTCGGGAAGCACGTTTACCCCTCCGTAGAAACGGCTCTTGGAAGGGTAAAACCAAGCCCACCCCCTGCTTGTGATCGTGGCTAAGTCTTTGTTATGGAAAAAACAATGAATCCCCATCTCTGCAATTTTCTGAAACGCTTTCAAATCTTTGCAATGTAAGATAACCTTATCCATCCCAATAACTTTATCCGCTCTCTCCTTCGGACCATCGTGCCCCAAGTAAAAGTTCCCGTTCTTAACCCAAACATCACACTCGCAGTAATACCCCTGCCAAACGGCGGCGCAAATAGACCCAACCGTGTTTTCGGTCCTTTTATCCGGCCCGTTAAGGTTTCCCCTGTGCGATATGACTATCATTTCCCCAAGAACCTTTCCAAGTCCTCCGGGGTTCCCATTCCATACATCTCGTTCACAAAGTATGGTAGAACCTTTTGACCCCGAAGGATCATTTTGTTAATGGCAGGGGCTACATAGAACTCATTATTGACCCTCTCATTCTTTGCAATCATTTCTTCTGCACTAGAAACAAAATCCCGGCCTCGTCTAAACCAATATATTCCGCAGGTGGCATAGTCCGAAATGACTCTCTTTTCCGCGACCTCTTTGATTGAGCCGTTATCGTCAATCCCCACATAACTCCATCTGATTGCCCGATTGAAGAATACGAGAACCCCGGCATCTGCCCCGCGCTCGTAGAACAACTTGACGGCGTTTCCGACATCATCCACCCCCACCAGTTGGTCTGAGTTCGCTATGATAAGCCCATCGTTGTTGTTAATCATGTCCTTTGCCATTAAAACAGTACAGGCCGCGCCCTCGGTAAGTTTGTGAACCGGAACAATCACAGACTTCCTGTGTTTAACGATGTCCTTAACTAGCGTTGTCCCCCTTGTCTTTAGGTGGTCCGCGCTTGATAGAAGGATATAATTAGAACCGGGGACGTTCTCAATAACACGCTGAATCATAGGCTTCCCGAATACGTCAATAAACGGCTTGGGTTCCTTATACCCGGCCTCGACAAAGCGACTACCCGCACCCGCCATCGGTATTACTACGTTAAGCATTTTATGAACCTCCGAACTTCGTTTGTTTCCAAATCGTATGGGTCGTTTACCTTGTATACGTCCGCCCCACTAGCAAAAGCGGCCTCCAGCCCGTATCTCGAATCTTCAAAAACAAGCGCCCTTCTCGCGGACTCCCCGCTCATTATCTCACAATATATATCAGGACTCGGTTTTGGGGAACTGCTCTCCGCCGAAAGGTAGTGCATCTTTGGCGCTCCCATCCCCAAAAGAACCTCCGTTGCGATCCTGCAAAACTCATTACAAGCGTTTGACGCCATCCACAGTTTATGCCCGTCCGCCGCCATATCTGAAAGAAACGAAGGAATGTGCTTTGGAACCTTTATTGCATCTTTCCCGTTCTGAAACGTCAATTCCTGTTTTCTGTCGTTTATCATCTTTGCCATGTCGGAAGCAAAACCCATGCGCTTTAACTTTTCCACAGTCGGCAACCCGCAGTATAAATCCTTATGCTCTTGGGCCGTCATTTTAATCCCATACTCCCTTATCGCTCCCAAAAAAGCCCTCTCGTGTAACTCCTTCGATTCAAATAAAACTCCGTCCCCGTCAAAAATTAGAAGCACTATTCCCTCCGCAACTCATAATGCGGGACCTTGATAACCTTGTCGTTTATATCTAACACTTTCATCCTGCTCCAAATGGCGCTCTCCGGGTTCTTGGCTCCGTCTATTATCCGGGCAAACTCCGAAACCGGGAACCCCCAAACACGCCTCATTGTTTCGGCATCAGCAACACTAAATTGGTCGTTGAAGTTTGGATACCTACACGGTTCGGGCTGGCAATAAACTCCATCGACAAACCATTCTTCCGGGTCAAATACCTCTATGCTCAAGTCGGGTCTTGTTAATATAACCCATCCGTCACCAACTTTATCCAAAACATTATTTGTTTGGATGAATCCTTTAAAAACACCCGCCTTTGTCCAATGACCCTCTCCCATCGTGGCGCAAGTACCAGAATAACAATTAAACTCATCATCATAAGGTTCGGTATATAGAATCTTCTCGGCCCCAATTGGCCTTATGAGTTTATAGAAAAGGTTTGCAACCTCCGAATCCCACGAACAAAACAACACCCGGTCTGGCCTAAATTGTTTGTATAAACCCATAATGTTATTAAGACAACCAAATAAGTTTGGCCTAACAAGTCCTCGTATGGCCAGGGTTTTCATTTTTCGGCCCTCACAAACAACCAGTATTTGTGCGCGTCCCCCGGCCCGGTGGCCCTTTTGTGGACTGAAACGTTCTTAAATCCAATTCTCTCCAAGTCTAAAATAACATCATCAATATTTGTAACAGATACATCACACGATCCGTTTGTTCCGCTTGCCCCATACTCGTTGTCGTTCCAAAGAACCCACGGATGCCCGGTCTTTCCGCCGCCGCCCAACTGAAAACAAAAGTGACCACCAACATTAAGAACTCTGTATATGTCTTTCATAATACTAAAACGAATCTCGTGTACCGCGATATGCTGTAAACAAATAATCGAATACACCAAGTCGTATGTATTGTCGAAAACAGGACGGCAATCCTTGCCGTTATTAAAGAAAAGTGAAGCGTCCTTGGCCTGTGATCCGCCTAAATATTCCTTTGCGTTTTTAAGGTTGGTCTTTGATATATCCATCCCATCAATCCGGTTGAACCGACATCTCCAAAGTTTAATAGCCCTTCCTGGTCCGCACCCGAAGTCGAGCGCATCCATTTTCTTTGTGTCTAGCCCGTCAAACATAATTCCATAGTCGGCCCACTCGTTGTGGGCATCGAACGAGCCAACAACTGGGTCGCGGTTTTCGGGGGTCCATCTTGCGGCCTCAGACTCGTAATAATCCTCCTGCATTTTTGTATAGTCGTCTGCACTACTCATGGTATTCCCCATTAGGAACAAAATCAACATTCCACACGCCAGTTTGGTTTGAGTGTATAGCGTCAAACTTTTCCTCTGTACCCCAAGTCCCTCCCAACCTCCCAATATTTCTTGTCCTAGATAATTTTGGCATTATAATTTCTCTTTCACGCCTAATAACATCTTTTATCCTTGTGTCCCACGAGTGGTTTTCATCCTCCTTTTCAATCCACCCCGATTTCATTTCCTCCCACCTGTCCTTCCACGTCCCCCACCCCCACGGACAGAATGATTTCCTGCGATACACTTTATTGTATTCTTCTGGCGTGATTTTTTCGTTGTTAAATCCAGTTATTGCGAATACGCTTTTATCATCGGCGTACTTCTTTGCCGCCCACTCCATGTACCGGAAATAGTCTTTGTGTGGTACAACGTCGTCCTCGGCGTGGATAACAAAATCCCTTACCGCGAAACCGGACTCCAATGCTCTCTTTGTGTTTTCGCCACACCCAACCCTTGTGTCGTTAACATAAATAAAGGCCGTGTAAAAAGGAGAGTACCTTTTGATCGTGTCTGCTACCTCTTGGCTCCCGCCGTCAACGAAGGCGATAAGAAGATACTCGCCAACTCCTTCGCATCCAGAGAAACCAGACAATACCTCCCTAGTGTATTCTGGCCTCTTATAGGCGGTCATGGTAACAACTTTTTTAGTCATTCCAAACCTCTCCCATGTAATTCATTATCAAGTGCTTTACCATCCCCTTGCCGTCCTGCCAAACAATGAACTCCCTTGTTACATTCTCCGGGACTACAACCTCCTCCAATCGCCTAACATCTTCCGCGAAGTCTGGAAGTTTTGCACCTTTCTTTACGCGCTTTAACTGGATAAGATGGACTTGTGATGGGAATACAGCGCATAAATCCCAGGCCCCATGACTTCCTGCACTTCTTGTAACCTTTGCCCCCTTATTCTCATACTCCTTCTTCGTGTCATACTCTAGTTTTGCGCCCCTCCGGTAATTATTCATTTCCGGCCTTTCATTTCCTCAATGTGACTAAGAATAAAAAAAGCCCACGCTATAGATACCAATTCACACCGTTCAAAAGAAGGTTCTTTACTGAGAATTAAACAAGTCATCACAGCCCACCCGATTAACCAGTACCATTTCATCTATCCCCTCCTGTAGTTATTCATTTCCAATCTCAGCATTTTTAATAATAGACTTCTTTTTTTCGTTTTCTTTTATATCATTAACTGCGTCCATAACACTTCCTGGATATTTTGCTTCTATTTGTGCAAGAACACGAACGTACTTTCTTGCTTCGTTTTCTCCAGCTCTAAATCCGAGTAGGCCCCCAAGTGCAATGCTTGCAAAAACAATCAAAAGTAAAATCGATAGTTCACCTCTCATTTCTTCACCCCGCAAACAGTTTTAATCGCCTTGTCAATATCTACCATCGAATGTTTAATCTTCCCGTATTGTTCCGGCAAAGACCTTGCAATCTCAAAAGCCAACCTCTTATATGCCATTCTAACAAGAGGGAAGTTCATTTGCAAGAAGTCTATGTGTCCTGCATCGGTCTTTATTTCATGGCATGGACGGCACAATAACTGGTGATTACACGGATCAAGGCTTGCTGGATATGTGTCGTATTCATGCCTTCCGCGAACCTCGTCTAAATCCAGGTAGTCAACGGAGTTCGGCTTACCGCACCGCGCACAAGGAATAACTGCCATCTTCCTGTCCGGCACAAACTGGTATTCCATGTTCGTCAGGAAAACATTGAATAGTTTTCCCTTGAGTATCATCCTTAATTGCTCAATCTTCCTTTGCCTTGAACTCCTATTTTTCACTCTTTGCCTCCAACAGTTCGGGTTGCTCGTGAATGTTGCCGAGAACTTCTATTTCAACCCAACCATCGTCCATTCCCCAAAGTGGAACTTCTGTTTCTCCATCTCGCATACCTTCCGTCTGTATTCCAAAACCATTTCTATCATATACAACAACACCAAGAAATTCGTCATATCGTTTTATTTCTTCTGGGCCGCTATCTACCACTTCCAAAACAATGTCCCCCTCATAAATTTCCTTCCCGTTCTTGTCGAGGAGGCCGGTGAACTGCTCGAACTCCGCCCCACATTTTTTAATTCCAACTTCATCAACAAACATTGGGTAAGAATCTCCATCTCTAATTACGCAGTTTCCATCAATTATTTTTTTGTTTCCATTCCACGCCCTGAATTTTATCGGCCTCATGTTGTCTCCATTCTGTAACTGGCGTATCGCTTGCCCTTGTCGTACACGATGTCTGTCATTATCTTCTCTCCATCCCGCTTCAAATCAGACACCCTTGCCGCCAACCGAAAACACCCAAACCTTTCCAATGCTTCAATCGGCGTCAGGCTTTTCCCCATCTTCAAGTATTCCTTTATCTCGTCTGTTTGCTTCACGGTTGACCTCCATTTTCTTCCTAACGTATTTCCTGCATCCGATTACTCCGTCCTCCGCAATCGCACACTCTTTTTCTTTCGCGCACTTATCACAAATTGAACTCACAGTAAATCCTCCGCCACCCTAAATTCGTACCATGTGAAAACTGGTATGTTATGCTTCTTTGCAAACTCTACTTCGCGGTCGGCTCCCGTTGACTCTCCTTCAAGCCTTATAACCGCGTCACACTTTAACAGCCATTCAAAATCCAAATCCATCCAGTCCTCGTAACCGATCGATTCAACAATATCAGCAAAAGCGGATAGGTGAGGGCAATAGGGGGCATACCCTTCTTTGATAAGTCGGACATATATGTTTAGCGCGTTCCGAACATTATCCATGAACTTGTTTTCTTCGCTCTCGTGTGTCAATGGACCAGCGAGGTATAAATGCTTCATTTTGTCCACCTCGCCATCTTTCTTACCTTTGCCCTTAATCTCTTTACGCTCTCACGCTTTACCTCTGCCCTCTTATCGCTATTCTCATACCTCTTTTTTCCGTGTTCGCACCAATGACAGATACACTCGCCATACTCCTTCGTCTTGAAAGTATAATGACAGATAATACAAATCTCGTTATGCCATTCACACTTTTTATGCTTTGGCTCCTTTATGCCAAGTCGTCTACAGATATCACCGTATGAAAAGTGTTTACCTATGTACCCGCCTCCAAAATTGTAACTCCCTGCTATCGCTTCACCCATTTTTGTCCCCCGATCCGAGCGAGTTAAGGACGGCGGCGGCTTTGCATGACGTACACTTCCGGCCCCCGTCGCAAGTGCCGAATATACAGCCTTCCTACGCCTCCTCTTTCACAATGACCATTAGCGCGTCCCTCTGCCTCTTGAGTTCCGCGTTCTCGGCCTTCAATTTGGCAATCGTTTCCTCCGATTCGTGGAGCATCGTCCCCTCTATGGCAGACGCCTCCTCGACGGCGCACAGGCGGCCCCGCAAGGATTCAATGGTTTCTTCAAGTTGGCTAATCCTGTCGGTCATGGGTGGACTCCTTAACTAATTTCTTCCATTCACGGCGAACCTGTTTATTGCAGTATCGCTTCTTTCTCTTTCCGGCAAGACGCATACAATCCAGCCAGTAAACGTCACACTTACCGCCGTTCCTTGGTTTCATTTCTTCCCCTCCCCTTGGTCCTGTATGGTGGTGTTTTACACGCCATCACTTCCCCCTCTTGGCGCGGCGGTTCCACATCGAAATCAATCTTCTTTTTGTTTCTGCCACACGCCCTTTTCCGACAAAAGAAAACTCAAAATGTACATGGCAATCCTTACAACCAACCGCCATATCAATAACATACTTACTCATTACCGCTTCGCCGCCACAAAACGGACACGGTTTCAATCTCACCTTCGCGCTCATTTCTCCCCCCTTGGTATGAATCCTTTTTTAACTTGCTCCGTCAACGCCTTCACCAATTCCACGTTTGCCATTCTTTCTTCTTCGCTGACCTCCACGTTCTTTTCGCGGATCAGGTGTTGCACCTTTAACATGGCAGGTATCGAATAGTAACTCTGTGACCTAACCACCCTGTCCTCCGAGTGCCATCCTTTATCGCACAAATACTTGAAATCTTCAATAGAGCCTTCATGGAGGCGCGAAACCCATGAAATGTCCCGCGCAAAAAACCTTAATTTCTCATCTATCGGACCAGAAGGGTGGCGGTCATACCACCAAAGGCACTTCTCTGCGTGTATGCTTGGCTTTTTATCCTTCATTTATCCGCCCTTTCCTCCAAGCAATTCGTAGAATTGCAGAACTGCGAACGAAGTGAGCAGTTCTAGTCTTTGTCTTACTTCTTCTCTTCTCTTTTCTTCTCTTCTTTCGTTATAAAAGGAATTAAATTCGGAATTAAATCCGCTTTTAATTCGTCTTTCTCTTCTTTGGTTGCCACTTTTCCCAGTTTTTAACTGCGTAAGTTCCGTTTTGTTCAACCAACACACCCAACTTTTTAACGCCACAAAACTGCTCATGTGTAATTCTTGCCGCCTCTTCCATTTGATCCTGTGTTATTGTTGACAGTCCCCTGAAAGTTAATCTTCCATCATCTCTGCACTCTTCGGCTAGGCAAAGAATCCTAAGAAAAGCAACCTCAATAGAATCTCCGGCTTTTATAAGTTTTTCGTCCTTAAGCCATTGCTTGCTCCAAATCCTAAACCAACTTCCTAATTCGTCTTTGTGTCTTCCCATTCTAATTACCTGACTTTCTCAATAAATGAAAAAGCCCTTATAAGCATAAAGGACACCCTTCGTTGATTACCCCGGATAACTGGGTGGGCCTCTCGGCCCCGAAGAATGTCCTCTTTACTTACAAAGGCTTTCATGTTATCCGCCCCTAATCACAGGGTTCTATTACAAATTCTACACCATCAATCCTTGTTTTGTCAACTACATTAACGAGTATGGTGTCCTCCAATGGTTCCGCCGAACGAATAGAACTGGTCTTTGGTTAGGGCGACAGAAACGGTATCTGGCATCTGCCGCTTCATCTTCTTTTCAAGGATCGTACCCTGTTTTGTCTCGCCATACCCCATGCGAAGGTACTCAAACCCTCCGTCAACCATCACGCCTCCGCACAGACAATGGTGATAGTGATGAACGTGCATGGAATAAATCAGCGCACCGCATCCAGGACATATAACGCAGTTCACCGTTATCGGTCTGTCATGTTTTTCTGGTGTTTTACTTGACACGGTTGCTCCTTTCGCGCACTTTGTTGCGCTTTACTGACTGTTTTTCACTCAAAGCGCATCTTTCAGCGCTTGCTGAAAATTGGCGGCTGGTCGGTTGCGCCCAACCCATGTTTGCGGCGATTTCAGGTCGCCATTTATGCCGTCTATCGCCCTCGTCGCCTATCCTCTGTACCATCAGAGGGGCCACCGATGACAGACGGGACCAGCCGTATTGCCTTGTTATGACTCTATCCAACTTTCGCAACACTAACATCACTCATGTTATAGTGCATCATCTAGTTTACTTTTTCTCTGATTTGTGTACCTACAGTACACTTATCAGCACTTTTCTAAACCAATCCAACCTGCGGTGGGGCCGGATTACGAACGCCCTCATGGAGCGTTCCCACCATATCTACCGCTGGACCGGCTAGTGGGGTGAACTTGGGCGGCGGTGTTCCCATTCATTCGGGTGAGCCACCGTTATCCGCTTGTAGTAGACCTTCTATGTGCTCTTGCACCCACCGCACGTTGGACTGGTATTACTCAACCTTCTCGTAAGTCATCTTGAAAATGTCGTCCTTGCAGAAGTAGTGTTCTCCTTTGACGCCGGTTATAACCCAGTCGCCAGGAAGCCCTTGCATCTCGCCTTCGAGGGTTTGAATGTAATAAAACGGATGCCTTCCGGTGCCGTCGCACACTTCGCCTCGTTTCAGCCAACATGGACGAATATCTGAATACTCGCCCAACTGGAACGCATCAACTACTACTGGTTTCTTCCGATATTTCCCCATCACTCCCCCGATCCGAGCGAGTTAACAGTTAACTCGACCGCCGATTTTAAGTCCGAAAGTCGATTCCAATAATCTTTGCTTGCGTCATAAAACTCTGGATTTTCTAACACATTCTCCGCCGCCTTCACCAGTTCGTCCCTCTGCCTCTTGAGGGCGGCGGTTTCGGCGCGGAGTTTCTTAATCGTTTCCTCCGACTCATGGAGCATCGTCCCCTCTATGGCAGACGCCTCCTCGACGGCGCACAGGCGGCCCCGCAAGGATTCAATGGTTTCTTCAAGTTGGCTAATCCTGTCGGTCATGGGGTCTTCCTTTCGACACGTATTTGGTACTTGTATCTTTGGTCTTGTTTTTTCAAAGCAGACACAATCTCTTTTGCATAACCCCACGCTTCCGCCGACGCGAAATAGAACCAATCACTACCTAACACCGAACCCTTCCGGTAGATGGAAAACAAGTGATTTGGAATGAGATTGCTGATTTCATCGGTTGTGTTTTCGACACGCTCCCTCAATTCGCACACTAGTTCATAGATTCGATTTGGTTTATCCTTCATCCCTTCCTCCCCCTCTCGGCCTTGAACGGATTCTTCACTATCTTCCGTATCGCGTCCGCTTGCCACTTTCTTTCGTCGGCGGAGGCGGAGGCGGCGGCGGAGGCGTCGGCGTAGGCGGCGGAGGCGTAGGCGGAGGCGGCGTAGGCGGAGGCGGCGTAGGCGGCGTAGGCGGAGGCGGCGTAGGCGGCGTAGGCGGAGGCGGCGTAGGCGGCGGAGGCGGCGTAGGCGGAGGCGGCGGAGGCGGCTTTTCTTGTTTTTTCACACGGACTATCCAACCACGCCTTCGCGGCGTCTATCGCGTCCTTCTCCTTCTTGCACTTCGAATACCTCAAAACCCTCTCGGCACACGCCACAGCCACCTGCACCTTCTGTCGATGGTCCCAACAATCAACCTTTCGGATCAGCCAAATCAGCCAGTCCGACCTGTCGCACTTCTCGAAAACGTCATGCAGGGATTTCTGTTTCAGGCCCCATTCCAATCCGTCTTTACATGGCCCCCACGACTTCAACAATTTCGCGTCTTTGGTATTCATCGTTTCCCCCTCTTGGCGCGGCGGTTCCAATCAATCGCAGAATCAATAGCACTTCTTAACGTTGGTTCCCAATCACCATAAGTGGACTTTGGTGATGACCCGGCTTTAATAATCCACTTCTCGTTTCCTCCGAAAGTGTCACAAACAACCTCGCACTCGTTATTTTCAAGATAATCAATTCTTTTGGTGTCGGCTGTCACCTTCGCGCTCATGGCTTACTCCTAAAAGTCCACCCGCCGCAACGCGGACACGTTGCCTCCAACCTCATACAAATCGATTCGGTCGTTCCGTTGTATGAGACAACGGTTTTCTTTTCGACGGTCCCTGTACCCCCGCAAAAGTCACAAGTCTCGTATGACTTTAGCCACTTTAATATCCATCTTCGGATCATGGCTTCCTCCCTTCGGTGATCCTCTTGAACTCCACCACCCACACCCAAGGGTTGGCGTTCCATGAATCGGGGCCGTTTATTGAAAACCACAAGTCACGAAACGCGAACCTGTGCTTCTCACTTTCGGGCGGTCCAACCAAGGACGGTGTTACACCCTCCGCCCTGGCGTCTTCCTCGCCGATGTCCCGCAACCTCTCCACCCTGACGGCGGTGACTTCCAAAAGGATGCGGGACGCCCAGCGGGGCATGTGGATGGATGGACGCTTTTTATCGTTTGCGTACTTCTCTTTTCCGTTGCTCAAGTCAACGTGAAGGCCAGGTGCGGTAATGCTTCCACCACGTGGATGCACTATCTCGGCATCATCGGCGTAGTAGTGAACAGCCACTTCACCCATCATCCCCATATGAACACTTACGCTCTCCCTCACCCACAGCCTGTCGCCGGGGACGCCGTAGGGGCATAGGTACGAAACGTCGTTTACGAACGAGCAAGGTGGTGACGTTGGGTGGTTCTTGTCCACAAAAACAGGACTACCCGCCAGGGATATCGGTTGCGGCTTCACCACCCTCCGCGTCATGGTCTTGGTGCCGTCCAAGATGGCACGCACCATCGGGGCGCTGAATAGGATGGGACGCTCTTTAATTACCTTTTCCATCCGACACCCCCTTCACGAGGCGGTAGCCAAGGCCGTTGCACAGCCCACAACGGAATTTAGCGCCCAGCGATGCGGCTGGATACTCGGAACCAGACGGTTCTTCCTCTCCCGATCCACGACATCTACCGCACACTGTGACCCCCGCCGCCAGGAACGCTTCCTCATACGACTTTGCGTTATAAATATCTGAACCTTTACAAACGGAGTATCGTTCTTTTTCTTCTGCATATGACCTGTAATCAACCCATCCTATTTCAGGCCACACCTTCTCCGCCAGTTCCTTCGCCTGTTCGTTGGTCATTGTCCCTCCTCCTCATCTCCATCTTCGCTTACGCCTTCCAGGTCGTCATAATTTGGAATATCATTCTCTGTTTTACTATCACAAATATCGTATAACGGGCATTTCTTTCTCCCGTCCGTACAGTTATCCGGATAGTTATGGCACAGTCTCATTGGTCCCCCTTATCGTAAAGGTCGCAATTTGAAGCGGCCTCGTCAACAACCTCATCAATTTGTTCCTCCAACTGTTCCATTGCTTGCTTCTTAACTTCGTCCATGTTGAGAATCTTTATCTCGTCAAACCAATCCATCGGAACTCCCCTGTTACCATCTGCATCGGCCCCATACTTCGCGTCATGGAAACAATCCATTTCGACCTCAACATCTAGATAAAGTGTAACTTCAACGTTTACTGTTTCCTTCTGTTTCCATCTAGACATTTATTCCTCCCTCGACAATCTCTCGGCCATCTGGATCAACCGCTTTAACATCGTTGCGTTTGGGCCTTCCCCGACATACACGTTTGTTTTCTCCGTCCATTCCAGAAACTTTTTCATTAGTAACTTTGCCTCTACCGTCCACATTTCGTCCATCCGAAACCTCCACAAAGTATTTGCAATCGGGTCCGTCAACGAAATCTAATGGGAAGTAGCAGTTCCATCTTTCTTCTTCTGGCCGGAACCTTGCACACTTGTTCGCCTTCTTGCAAACTTCGTTTGTGCAAAGGCATAGGCTCACTTTCCAATCTCCTTTTTAACTTTATCCAGGAACGAATCTGTCGTGAGCCAGCGCGAAATAACATGACAGACTTCCTTCCATCCCAATCCCTTTTCCACCATTCTGATATGCGCCCTCTTGTGCCTTTCGGGGTCGCCAAAGTGGAACACAGTCTTTGCTCCGAATTTATTATTACTCATGTTGGTTGCCACTTTCCGGCCTTTAGTATGGATTGTGCGCCGTTAAGCCCCTTCTCAAGTGCATCATAGAACTTGTTTGCACAGTTACGGAGATATTCTGGTGGGCCTACGGCTCCCTCCTCCATATCCTCGACCATATCAGACGTTGCCTTTGGGTTTTCCATCCTGAAGTTCATTGCCATTGAAACGTATTCACTACGGGCAATATCAACCCAGTTTTGCGCCTCAACCTGAATGTCTGACAGACGAGCCAAACAATGCATGGCTTTAACCATCCAGTTTTGTAACGTGATGGTATCGTTCTTCATTGGCTCGTTCTTCACATCCTTGATCCATCCCATAAGTTCGTCATAGAGTTTGGGGGCCTTTTCATCCCAATCCTCTTGGACGGACTCGCTTCTAAAACGGAATGATTCTATTTCTGTGCGGGTCATGCCTTCCTCGTTCTCATAACGGTTGTTTCGCTAATCTTCTGCCTCTTTGAACCGTTGATGTTTTTGCCACCACCAACTCGTTTATAGCGGATAACCTGTACAGGGACTTTAATTTTCTTTCTCATTAGAACCCCTTGTGAAGAACGTTAAGTTCTTCGGTCTGGATTGACTCCGAGACTCTACGGGAAAACTTATACCACTTCCTGAGACACGCCTCAACAGCCACTTCGGATTGGTCGTCAGACGTTGTCATTTCCATCTGTGTAAACCTTGCGGCCATATTCAAGGCATGGCCGGTAATCATGGCGTTGTCCCTGACCTGCTGTTGGGTTGGATGATCCCCAATACCAGGAATTGGAGCCGGGACAGGAGGCGCACCGTGTTCCTTGATAACAGCCGTTGCCCACTTTGATTTTACCATCTCTCCCTTATAATCGTACTCAGAAATAGTCCCCTCAAACTTATACTTCTTCCCAATCTCCGGCTGTCCTTCGATGACTTCGACGGGGATATTGACAGTCCCCTGTTCCGTCTTTGCCTTGTAGTATTTCCCCTTCTTCCCGGTTTGGGGCATCGAACAATCCTTCATTTCAGAAACGAACGAAAAGTTATCATTCATCGACAGACTCCTTCTCTGGCGTATTTTTCGACACACTATCAATCCATGCACTCAACGCATTATCAATGTCGTTATAGAGTCGGAACCAATACTCATTGTTCTTCGTGCATTGTTCCGACCCCACGCTATCCAGTTCTCTTTTGAGGTCTACCAACTCTGCAAGTATTCGTCTGTATGTCATTTTTCTTCCTCCGCAATCTTTATACTACCAAGCCATCTTGAAGTCAAGACAACTTGAAGTCAAAACAACTAGGTTATTAAGTGTTAAGTTTCTTTACACTGCCGGTTTCGGCTGTTTTGCACTAGGATTCGATTCTAGGGGTGTGCGTTTTTGCCAAAGTAAAAGTGGCGGGGGGGTGTCAAAACATAGTGTTAATACATACTGGAATAAGCGTGGTGGCGTCTGGTGGGGGGTTGCCTTTCAAATATTGGTATGGTACAATGTCATTGGTGGTTTTAAGGGGGTAGAAATGGATATTTGCTATGGCAAATTGTGTGGTCTGCGGGAGATGTTTTACCCATTCACATTGGGAGTCGGGTAAGTGCTGTTCTCTAAAATGTTCTTTATCACTTGATCGACCAGCAAAAATGCTGGTTAAGAAGAAAAAGAAAAGGTCAAAAAAAGAAAAAAAAGAAGATGCGCTTAGGAAAAAACTAAATAAAATACGAAGGATTGGGTGCATTTGCCCAGGATGCGGTCACGACTTTTCTTCTTGCGACGATAAGGCACTACATATTGTTTTTGAAAGATGCCATTACCACAGCAGAAAATGTTTTCGCCGGTTAAAAAATGATGTTTTCTATGCTTGTATGGTTTGTAATATGAAACAAAAAGATGTCTGCGGCTACTGGGAGTCTCCGGGTAAACTTAAGCGCATATGTTGAAAAGGCCCGCCAAGTGGACGGGCCTTAAGAAGTGACGGGGAAGGAGGAACCCCGTATGATTATCTCAATGCTACTGAAACGCCTCCGTACAATCCCCAACACTCTTTCTTAACAACGTCATTGTACCTAGAAGTTCCGCCTACTGCAAGAAGAATGTTTTGGAAGTATGGTACTCTCATATCCGCGCCGACAAATAGTCTCTCGTTATTGAATCCGACTTCCAATCCAAATCTATTCCAGTAAGCGACCCTTGCCCCTCCGTATGGCATCGCCTTATCTCCCGCCCACACTACCCCGCCAAACGGTTTCAAGCATAGCCCACGCCTTCTAATAGCGATATCCCCATTCGGGGTAATGGCCGCTGATCCCTCTGGCGGGAAAGTCTGTTCGTGAGAAGTTCCCTCCTTATCTATATACACTATCTTTCCTGGCATCCATTTAATCTTCTCTTTGAACTCGACCCTTACAATCTCCTTTGGTTTCTTTGGCGTGAAATACTGTATCGCATTTCCGGTCAAAGAAAACATTGCGACAATAAGAATAAACCTTGCAAACCCATCAACACAGACCTTATCCAAAAGCCATTCGACGCCATCCCAAACTTCCTTGAGTATCACCTTTGTAAAACTCATTTCGGCCTCCGTCTAACGACTTCCATGTAAATCACAAACGCGAGAGAACATACCGCACAAATGGTAAGCGTTGTAAGAATATCTAATTCAGTTTGATACATTGTCTCTCGCCCACCTTCCGTACTGCCTTGCTCTCCACATCACGTTCTTTGCATACTCGGTACTCTTGCTTCTCTCCCCAACATGACCTAACTGGTATCCGTTCAACGCCCTAGTCAAATTCCAATCCTTCATCTCTAGCATCCATCTCAAGTATGCCATACCCAAGTGGATATTCAAGTCAATATCATATATCAATTCTCGCCCGTTTACTCGGTTGTGGTCCATCCCCTCCAACTCTGCTTGCCACTTTGCCGTACTCACCTTAACCTTGCAGTACCCGAAACTCCAATGAGGTATAGGTATCGGCCTTCCGTTAATCTCCTTCTCTATGTGGTTCGCAAAGTGATCCGACTCCCAATGTACCAACCCGACGGCGATATCAACTGGTATACCATAATGCAGACTCCATTTCTCAATGGCGACAGCAACCATCCTCGCCCTGCTCCTTGTCATTCTCTCGCCGTGTTTGGACCCGGAATCATACACGGACTTTATATAATCCTCCATCCCCTTCGTCTGTCCTATTGTCGGGAGAAGTAAGAGTATAGCCAATAGGATATGTTTCAACATGGAGCCTTATCAAACAGTTTTCTTTCCGCCGTCCTACGTCTAACCAATCCAGGAAGTTTCTTCCCGCTTCCGTAAACGTGATTCATAAACGCCTCGGAAGCCAACCCCATATTACCATCAAGTATATGTTTTAGGACTTTAGACTTCGCCCAATTACCACACCCTATGTTATACACCAAAGACACACAGGCTGAAAACCTATTATCATTTATCTCCATCGGAACCGTCTTGAATACAACGCTTTCTCTTTCTTCAACGTCTTTCCTTAAAAGTGCTTCGGCCTCAGTCTTGTTCAATACGGCGCACTCGGAAACGTCAGGGCCATAATGACCATATCCGACAGTCCAATACTTTTCTGTCGGTATGGCCTTATATGCTCTTGACCGGAAACTCTCAAATTCCCTAATGATACCAAGTCCTGCATCGTTGATATGGCGCATCTTATTTCCCGGCGACTTGGACGAACCAAGAAATAGCACCCGAAACAACAATGGAAGCGATAGCCCCGATTGCAAGTGTTTTACCCTCCATCTTTGATACCCGGTCGGATATGCAATCGAGTTTGTCGTGCATCTCGTCCATTCGTTTCAGCAGGTGCTTTATCAGGTCGTCCCTTAACGGTGTCACCGGAATCCCCCTTGTCCTTTACGGATTGTATTTCAAGCGCCTTCAAAAGATTAGCCTTCATACCTTGAAGGCGCTCCATTTCCAGCATCACTTCACAAAGCGTTACCTTTATGTCTGCCGAAGTCATTTAAGGGCTTCTTTCGCCTTGATGAAATCATCCATCACGCTACGGGTCGTAAGGATGCCCTGCGCGACAAGAAGGAATATCATGAAGATAGCAAAGTATGGTCCCTTGTCAGGCAGTACCTTATATGCCGCCCATCCTAGCGCAACAGTCACTATGAAAGCAACCCAAGACTTCGCGGTAACGGTGGAAAGCATATTCCCAATCCCGTCCAAAATCGTATCCAATCTGCTAATAAATCCCATGACTGACTCCTTTCAATTACCAGCGAATCACAGTCCCAAGCGTTCCACCAACAACAGTCCATCTCCACTCGTCCCATTCCTTGTGCGGGTGTCCGGCCTCAACGAACCAACCCGCCAACATCGTTGTCAGTATCCCCGCAGGAATGTATATGTACTTCTTGCGCTCGTACTTGAAGCAAGAAGTCGTGACGTTCCCTATCATGTATCCGAATGTGAACTGTAGGATACAGTCTTTCTGTTTGTCGGTCAGCCCGTCACCGGACTGTTGGGCGAACACGTTGGCGGACATCAAGAATATGGCTCCTGCCAGCAGTAGGTGGAACAAGGTTCGGTTCATGGGTTCACTCCTGTATTTACTCCGCACCTGTATATCAGCGTCACACCGGCAACGGGGATAACGGGTGTCGGGGTGCAGTCGTAGGTAAACAGGGACGTAACGTACGCCTTATTCACCGCGCTCCCATCGGCAGACGGGGTGGGGACGGTGACTTGGTCACTAAAATTTCCGGTTGTGGCGGTGACGGGTCCGGTGGAGACGGAGGCGGAAAGGAAAGGCCACGGCGAGGAAACGTACCCGCTGTTGTCGATGTGAAGGCCCTTCGCCGCGCCAGCCGAGAAGTCGATGTCGCCCAAGTAGTTGTATATCCCGAAGTCCTCAAAGTTCCCGCCGTAGATGGCGTTGTCCGTGGCAAGCAGGGCAACGTTCGTCGCGCCCTGACTAAACATTTGATATGAACCCATAGTCAACGCCCCCAACATGGTATCCCCCGCCACGTTCACATAGGTTCCCGGTATCCATGTCGCTGTAGATACCAACGCCGCGTACTCCGTCGCGTGGGCAACTATCGTCTGCTGAATCTGCGCCTCTATCGTCTGCACAGCGGGTATCGTTTCATTCGGCGTCGCGGTCGGGACCGGGGTGTGGGTGGCAATACCAGATATCGAATCATCAACATACTTCTTATTCGCAGCATCAGTAGGTGATGACGGGGTAGGGACTTCCGCGATTGAGTATAGATTCATCGAAACCGGACCCCACACATCTCCACCATCCCGACCGAGAAAACCTTCCTTTAATGACGTTGAGTTATACGCAATACACCATAATTCAGATATGCGTGTGTTTCCTGGGTTCGCTTCATTGTCTAAAATCACGCGCATTGATACGGCACCGGCAATGCCGTAGTCGGCACTTGATTGATATATTTCATTCGTCCAGCCAGTGACGACGGATGCTGTTTTCCACTCTCCGCTTGACCAGAATTGAAAAGTCATATCTCTGCATGCCCACGTCGTTGCGCCGAAAGAAATTCCATATTTAAATCTGAAAATAAAACTCTTTGTGAGTTCCACGTCAATCGTTAGAGGTGCCCCACCAAATGATCCGGGTATTGTGTAATCTGGCTGTGCATTGAAGCATGCATCCCATGATAGATACCCGTTGCTAAACGTGCAGTTCTTTCCCCTCTGTCTTAAGTAAGCGAGGTCATTCTCAAGACCTCCGAGGTATAATTTTCCACCTTCGGTGCTCATATCTGCGAGATAGTTATAAATCATTGGGAAACCAGATATCGACCTGAGATTTTTTGCATAAACGTCTTTTGCGATAGAGGCACCGCCTGTGATAGTTAGTGCGGTTCCGGTATTCGTCAAAGTCAACGCCCCACTCATCGTATCGCCAGCAACGTTCACATAAGTCCCCGGTATCCATGTTGCCGTCACCATCAGGTTCGCATACTCCGTCGCGTGGGCCTGTATCGTCTGCTGTGCCTGTGCCTCCATCGTCTGGATGGCTGGTATCGTTTCATTCGGCGTCGCGGTCGGAACCGGCGTGTGGGTGTCGTATATGATCGGCGTCGGGAACGCCGTCGATTGAGCGTCAACGTAGGCTTTGTTCGCGGCGTCGGTTGGGGTCTGCGGGGCCGGGAGGTTCCGAACCGTCCCGGAGTAGAGCCATATATCTCCAGCCCTGTCGAGGACGGTGACGGTAGTCCCGGTCGCGTCACAGACGATAAATCCATCGTCCACGTCGCACTTCAAGGCATTGAAACCACTCAAGTCTTGGAGCATGAGGCCGACGAAATCCAGCCCCCCACCCTGCGTTTCAATCTGTGCCGTTATGACGGGTATCCCGCCAGGGGTAGAACACCTAAACCATTCCGGGTCGGTCCAATCCGCCGTCTTGTGGAACTCGAAATAGGCGTTGTCGTTGATGACCTTTGCATGGTTCGATGTAATCGTCACGTTCAGACCGTACAGGTTCAGCATATCGCCTGGGTTTCCAACGTCCACAGACGGATAAGGGGAGCCAAGCGGGTCGCGGTAGACGAGCCGGTTCGTGACGGCTTGCGCCCGAATCTCGTCGATGCCGAGGTAGGCCCCTCCGGGGAATACCATATTGTCGTTGTCGTCGAGAGAAACCCCCGAACCCTGCACCACAGAAGCGGAAGTCCCGTCGAACCTCGCCACAGCGTTGTCCGTCACCGTGTACGCGGGGGTGGGGGTATTCGCCGGTTCAACACAAGTTAACGGTATCTGGTCTGCCGTTTTATACTTCCCCAATTTAAGGTCTGGAATATACATCCAGTTATATCCCGGCGTCCTCGTGATCGTTGGCGTATGAGTCACCGTGTTCGTCAGGGTGGGGGTCGGCGTGGCGGTATCCTGGGCCATCACCGAACCAGCCAGCAGAATCAGTATCCAAAAATATCTCATGTCGGTAACGCTCCTAACGTAATCAGTCCCCATTCAATCCCGTTCCACAGGAAACAATTTCCATTCGTGTCGTCACGGTACATTTCTATCGTTTTTGTCGGTGTCGAGGACGGGTTCCCCTCGCCGTGTGTAAATAATACCACGTTGTTCGCCGTGATATCACCAGTTTCCGAATCAAGTAATATCGTCCTGTCCCCTGCGGCGTTATAAAACGCCTGTCCTATGTAGTCCTCAACGCCGCCTCCATATTCAACGCGGGTTCGGATATACTTGGTTTCAACAGAACCAACCTTTGTAATACAAGTCCATCCAACCCCATCTGAATTGGCCGGTATCGTCCTAAATGTTACCCCGCCCGTATCCACATCGAAGTAGAAGCCGTTTGGCGATGCAATGTAACTATCGTCCCCACTATTGATTGCAAGTGCTGTCCCATCGAGAACTTGTGTCGTGATGTTTAGTGGCCCGAGTTGAATCTTCGAGTTGTCGTCCTGCCCCGTAAGCCGCGTGTAGTCACCATACCTGAACAAATAGAGATACCCATCTGCGGGGTCCTTGAGAGAGTCCACCGTGATCGACGAGTATTGTGGGAACACCATGTTATTAGAATCGTCTAGTGTGACGCCCGAATTGTTTAGGGCCGTCCCATCTGTTCCGTCCCACCTTGCCAATGCGTTATCGGTTGTTACGCCTGGGATAGATGATGTTAAAGCCGTGGCCTCCGATATAAGCTTATATATGTCCTCTTTGTGCTTCGTCCATCTAACCAAATCAATCTCATCGGGATTTGAAAAGTTAGTGTATAGTATGCGCTTAATCGCTGGCATCAGGCATACCTCGTTCGCGTCTTCCTATACTCCTTCTTCTTCCAAATCCTTTGGTTTATGCGAAGGGCCTCCCACTTGCGAAGATATTCGGCTCCGCCTCTGGAAAATACATTTTTCCAAGGAAAAGTGCGCTTCATCTTCGCCGCTTCCCTATACATTTCAGAGAACATTCCCATTAGTAGGAACTCCGCTTTAATTCTTCTATGAGTTTGTCAACCCGCTTTGTCTCGCCGCGCCTAAAAAGTTCCCTTGTGCGAGCCGCCTTCAAAGACGACAACTGCTTGCGGTATGCGTTTCTTGCTTGTTCTTTTGCCTGTTCAACGTCAACCGGGACCATCGTTGTTCCTGCCATTCTAATCCCATATTCAGCGGGTGAAAGCGCTGGTCGTCCTTTTTCGGGAGCGAACGCGGAAAGCGCCCTGTTCGCCTCATTCAAAAGGCGGAAGTTCCTCAGTAAATTGATATCACGCTTCCTCATATCTATCTTCAAAAATTTACCGCGCTCCCCTTGGTAGTTCTCTATATCGGCCATCTTCCCACCGGCAGTCTTGAAGAAAAGAGACTTATTAAACTTTGCCTCCAATGGAATCTTTGCGGCAGGGGTCAACCCCGCCATCAACGCCTCTCCAATCCTTTTTGGAGTAACAACGTCCTCTATATCCGCTATTGGCGCAAACCCCTTTAATCTCATGTAAGTCCACTTGCCGGTCTTTTCGTCCTGCCACAAACGGATACTCAAGTCCCCCTTGATATATTCAGGCAAAGACCTCTCGTCGGGAGCCGTCCCGTCAGTCTGTAGCCCGGTGGTCCTCTCAATGTTGTCTTTAATATGTTGGACAGACGCCGCTTTTCCCGGATGCTTGATAGTCTGCACAATCATTGCCGGGACGTTGAAGCGCATCCATCTCCAAAATGGGATTATGTCAGCGGCCAACGGATCAATTTTTCCTGTCGCCCCACCAACATAGTCATATAACGTATCCCGAACATCTTTTAACGCCGCCTCTCGGCTCCATCCATCTTTTAGCCTTGTGCGGAAGTGTTGGACCCTCGAAAACGATTCTGCTAAATCGTTGGCTTTCCCCGAAGCCTCGACGCCAAGTACTTTTTCAACCCTCCCCATAGCGGTATTTCTGATAGAGGGCGTTTCCCTAAAAATGTCCTTTGTAAACCCTTCGTTGAAAGCATTGTTCTCCGCAAGGTACTTTATGTCCTGCCCTAAATCCCCCAACTTTGAAAGTTCTTCATCAAACCTAGCTGGGTTGTTTAGGAACTCCTTTGAAAATCTGGATTTGAACAAAAGCGGGAGTGCTTTGAAAGCGTCTGCCATACCAGACGCGCTCCAAGCACCCCGAAACCAAGAAAGAAAATTATTCCCATAGAAGTTACGAAGGATTGTCGGAGTGGCGACAAGGGGAGTGCCATACAAAGTCCATTGTTTCCAGAATCCGAGCATCTTTCTATACGCGCCCTCGGCTTCTCCGATGAACGCATTAACAGCCCTTGGGTCGCCCATGACTTCCACAAACTTTTCAAACTCCTTGGCAACCTCATCTTTCATAAATAATGTCTTTTTATTGAACGACGGGTCATTAATCGACGCGGAAAGCATCTTTTTGTACTTGTCGGGTATAACAACCTCGCGGACCCTTTCCTGGGTTTCTCCCCAAGCCTGTCTTGTGGTCCTCGCCAAAGATGGGTTCTTTGCAATATCTAAAACGGCATCTGCCGTTGTTACCTCTTGTGCCACCCTGTTCAGGTGTCTGTCAAACGACTTTATCATATCGTCTTCGTAGAATGACGCCATCTTTGGAGACTTTGCCTTTAGCGCATCAAGAAACCCCGCCTTGGCCTCAAGGTTCTTTGTCCCCAATGTCTTTGAAAAAAACAGTTCCCTTGTTTTCGGATTTCTGGCAAGTTCCTCAACCTGTTCGGTTGTAAATTCCTTTAAAACCCTCTCGCCGCCAGCAACATACTTATCACCGAATATTTCGCGCATTTCCCTCGAAAGCGGCCTCGGATCATATCCCAATAACTTCCCGTCAATTTTTCGAGCCTTCTTTAGTTCCCCAAGCCTTCCAAGCGACTGTTTGAAAGCGCTTGAAATAAGCGCTATCGGTTTTGTGGTAGGCCCCTCAGCAACAACCCCCTTTAAAACTTCACGGACAGTCTTGGCCCTGCCCTTCTCGCCCATAACCTTCAAAACCTTTATCCCATTTTTCCCCTGCATTGCTTTTAGAGGAGCGTTAAGGTATCTACGAATCTCTTTCCCGACAATCTGTTCCGGAGTGTAGTTATTCTTTTTATACCAGGCCATCTGCTTCGGATTGATTTTTTCAAATTCGCCGCTCTTGACGGACTTTAGAGCCGACTTCCATGCCTTCCCTATATCCCCGGTTTGGCTTGTGACTTTACCGGCCTCGCCAGAAAACAATCTCCTCGTCCCGGAAAGAACCTTGTTAGACTGTGTTCTAAGAGCCGTAAATGCGGGGGCGAAAGCCTCTCTTAATTTTGAAGCACCAGGAAGGTTTGAAACTCTTTTACCGGCCTCCTCCAAAAACGCACCAACAGGACGGTCAATAACCCCAAGGTGTCTTGTCGTTGCTGGCCCCAAACGCAAAAGGGTTCTTTCGCCCGTCTGCAACCCCTTCGCAAGACTTGGAATTACCCTGGCTCCCTTTGCTAGTTTTGTGGCCGTCCCAATGCCAACCCAGTTCAAAAGGTCCAATGGGTTGAATACGTCAGCGGCGAAACCACCAACACCCTGCGCCATCTTTCCGAGGCGAGTCTTTGGTGCTTTACCTCCTCGAATCTGTTGGATAACGTCTGATCCGGTGGTTCTCTCGCCCTTTAACCCACGCCAATATGCCGGAAAAGGGTTTTCCTTTTTCAGACTTGCTATAATGGCCTTATTAGCGCCGTAGGAAGTTCTACTCAGTAAATCGAGTATTTTCCCGAACGTCGATTCTTCGGTTTTTAGTGCTGGACCTTTTGCTGATTTGGACGAGCGGGAAGGAACAGAAAATATCGGTTTATATTTCTGCTTTGTTGAATACTTTCTTTTAAGGGCTTCAAATCCATCTGTCACAATCTATCCTGTCACGGCCTCGGTCTTCCGCCGCCGTAGATGTTGAAGTATTCGTCTGCCGCCATCGGTCTGATGGAAGGGGTGTTTCCGCCCATTTGTGCCTGTTGGAAAAGCGGCCCAATAAGGCTCTGGTCTTCCGGCGTCGCCTCGGAAAAGGCCCGCTTCATAGCCGCGCCCTCGAAAGGCTTTCCGTCTGTAGCCTTGTTAGTCCTCATAAGTTCAGAAACCATTGCAGAGGCGCGACTCACAAGCCGTTCCATTGCCTGTTGTCTCTTTTGTTCCTTTATCTCCTGCATCATCTTTTGTTCAGCCATCTTTTGATACTTCTCTTGGACGGCCATATTACGGTCGGAACGTGCGTTCTCAATCTCTCGCTGTTTCTTCATTGTGATAGCGTCCCCAACGGAACCCAATGACTGTGAAAGGTATCGTAAACTGTCTACTCTGGTCTTAGCCATTACGTTTTACCCCCTGACTTTTTACCACCGCCGAACGCGCCAAGGCTGGAAGCAATCTTCCCGCCTCCGCCCAAAAGAGAAAGCCAGTCAAGAACCCCGGCCTCGCTTAACTCGTCCTGATATTCCTGTTGCTTATCCCTCATGGACTTGGCCCTCCCGTACTTGTCCCTCATGGATTTCATATTCCAAGAACTGAGGGCTTCCTGCAAAGCGGAGTTTGCGGAAATGTATGGGAATAATTGTTCCATTACATCTGTGCCAGCGCCGGGAGAAATTGCGTTGGCTCCCGATTCAATTCCGCTGTAGTCTTCTCGTCTGATAGCCATGATATCTCCTTATAGTCCGGGGATGAAACTTTTGACCGTGTTTACACCAGCCCCAATGTAGTCCATTGCTCCCGGCTTTGCGCTGTCGTACTGCTTCTTTAGGTTCAACATCTGGTCGTAGAAATCATAGTATCCAAGTTCGTCGCCCAAACGCCTTTCCTTCAACTGCCTCTCCATGTCGTCATAGCCAGAAAGAATACCGGTCTTCCATTGCCCCAAATCCCTCGTGGCATTTGACACATTCTTTGTCCCGGCCCCGCCCCGGATAACCGATGTCCCAAGCCCGCGATTCGCAAGACCGCCCAAAACCTGTGAAAGCGTGGACTTCTCATAGTCTTCCATCAACGGCTTTTGTGCGGCCCTTACGTTATCCAACTCGGTTAGTGCGCTCGTAAATGGTTGGTCGATATTTGCCTGAACGGTGACGCCCTGTTGCCCGGCGACTTGGCCCAACAGAGAATTTCTGACATCTTCATAAGCGCTTCCGTTCGGAATCATGTTCAGCCAAACAGCCGCTTCGTTGTACCGCCCTCTCGAAAGTTCGTCTTGGGCGTTTTTCACCCAAGTCGATTCTTCTAGTATGAATGCCATCTCAGTTCTCCTCTGCATCCGTGTAATAAAGCAAATACCCGCCAATGTTGGTTTTGTCAACCTGACTTGCGTTCGTGAAAGACAGATTGAACGAAATGGACTCTCCGTAACACCCAGATAAAAGAAGTTCAATCTTCCCAGAAGACGGGGTGAGAGTGGCCGTCTGTTTTGCCGTACTCCCATTGTAGTCTGTATAAACAGACACAGTAACATCGGACGGGCTAGATTGACTTGAAACCGAGTTGATGAAGAAAATCACCTTATCAAAATGTTTTTTCGTGCCCAAATAACCGCAGTTGTTAAATGCGGTTCTTAGGGTGCTTGTAATGTCTTCGCCCGTCGAGGACTCCGAAGGATCGTAGGAACCGTTTTTAAGGCCGAAAAAGTCGAACCTGTTTCTTGTTCCAAAAACACCGTAAGCAAACCCGATTGGAGAGTTCGTCCCAGTGGAAAGACCGGCAATCTTTCCCCACCGTCCGGTCGGAAGATGGAATGTCAGTATTGCATATGCCGTTGCAGACGACTGGGTTGTGTAGTATGAGAAAAGAAGAACATTCCTTTCGGGGTAGTACGCTATTGAACAATGACCATCAATGGATGGTGTAGTAACAACAAATGCGTCCTGAATCGCACCGGAAACAAGAGTGGCCTCGCCACCCTTATAGTTATAAATCCCGAATCCATTGAAGAAGTAAAGCGAACCACTTACAACGCACCCACAGTTTTGCTCATAGCAACCAACGCTGGAGCCTGTTCTCCTGAGAGTTACGTCAAGGTTCTCGGAAAGAGTTCCCCAATACTCCCAAATCCTGGCGTTTGTAGTTATAAGCAAATAGTCGTCCATCGAGTACAGCCCGGTAATGTGTTCTCCCGGAACCGTCGTTGGAATAGTTACCTCATTTGCGGAGTCCCATGTTGGAGAACCGGAGGTATAGATGTCGGACGGAGAAAACGTCATTGGGTTTACGGAGGACCGCCCAACAATAATCATCCCCTTGTGGGAACAGATATATCTCCAATTTGTCGTGTTGACTCTCGAAAGTCTCGAACCGGCGCTTTGGTTATAATCGTACGTGAATACACCGTTCACTCCATCAACGAAGTAGGCAACGTTATACTGCGGAGTCGTTACGTTTGGGAAGGTTATGAAATACATATTGTACGTCGTTGAAAGCCCGGATTTTATGATCCCGTCTGCCGTCCCTGTGTTATAGTAAAGCGTGTCGCCAGCAAGGTATATATCTACAGAAGAAGACGACGTATATTCATAGAAATATAGGGCCGTAATAGGCGTTGTGGTTATGATGTTCCCGGTGAGCGCAGAATATGCCTGTGTTCGCAGGTTGTCAAACTTCACAGCAAGAACGTCTGCCGTTGCGCCAGCCGTTATGCTGATATAAACGTAGTCAAGCGCCGAAGGATCAACGGTCCCAACCGTATTATCGGGAGTTGCCCAAGTAAATCTTAGTTCGTTATACCCGTCTGCCGCCGGAACGGAAATGTCCCACTCGTAGTAATTAGATGCGTCGTTACCAACCCGAATGACGCCAGCAGAAAAATTGCTTTTGTTTGCCCAATGAGTGTCAACCACCAAATAGGAACCAGATGCCGCCGATACGGAAGTAACCGCCCCGGTTGCGGTAGATGTGCTGGAAGACGCCGCCGAAAGAGAAATACATTGGTCCCCTTCGGAAATGGCCGTGTCCATAACTCCGGTCCCGGTAAAATTCCATGTTTCTGTCGGGAACTCTGCCGATTCAAAAGTGGCTATTGTCGTTCTGGAAGGGTATCCATCGAAATCCGGAGTTGCGCCCCACGAATACGTCGCGGTGTAGTTCTTTCTTCGGTAAACAGAAAACGGGGTCGAAACAACCCCGGACTCGGACGAAGTTGTATTGGCCGCTCCAAGCGGATCACAAATTACAACGTTCGAGCCTGAAATCCACCTGTCCGGAGACATCACCCTGTCTTGGACAGCGGAACTCAGCCCCCCGAACAAATTGGGCTGTATGAACCGCTTCATGGTTAGATAACCTTGACGGCGTGATATCCGACCTGCACAAGAACCTCAACCGAACTTCCGGAAACAGCGACCGTGATATCAGAACCCGTAGGCCCCTTCAACCCGGACCCCTGGAACTGTATTTCTTTTTCCCCGGTCGTTTCCGTGTAGAAAAACTGTTGGGTGTTCGCGTTGTCCCCAAACCCAATACGGACGTATCCGCTAGTAAGGGCCGCAATATTCAGGGAAACATGGTCGATGTCGAACCGATGAGAAGTGACGGCTTCCACGAGTTGCGTATCAGCCGTTTCCTCCGTAATGTAACTCTGAACGTATGTAACTCCGTATGAATCCATGCTCATCTTTGCTCCTTAGTCTGACGGTGTGGGAGGGCTTAGGAAGTATCCCCCCTCATTGGTGTCCATTGCACTTCTCATGTACCTATCAATGGACTCCTCGCACTTCCTATCCCACTCTCTTGCTCTATCATTTTCGCGCCTGATTCTCATAACCTCGGCGCAAACCTGATACACGACTGAAATGTGAAGCCTCTCATCCAAATCCGGATAACTCCCGGATGCCGACATAGCCGTTGGAAGTTTGACCCCAAACATCTCAATATTGTAAACGGCTCCGGGAGTCGGCCAGAAACCAATCGTCCTCGTCCCGGAAGAATCCTCAATGTAGTAGTGGGTCGGCTTCCCGGTTGTCTTCCACCAATTTGTTCCACCAAGTTTAAGCAGGTCTTCGTGCTTCGCGTACCATACCTTGTCGCCCTCGACAGTCACATTGACTATCTCAAGCATCCCGGTCGGGAAACTGTAAAGCCTCTGCCCCGACACCGTTACATCGGTGGTGTCTGACGTTGAATTTGGAATATTGCTTAGAATCCTTGACTTGGTTCTTGAAGCAATATCGATCTGCGCGATATTGGCCAACAATAGAACATTGGCGTCTGTCGCGTGGATTGGAGAGGACGGGTACGGCTCCTGAGTCAGAAGCCGTACCGTACTCTGTATCTGCGAAAGTGTCAGAGACACCTTAGACCACGATCACGCGGTGGTAAATCTTCACCTCGTTGCTCGATCCGGTTGCAGAATCCGTACCGTCCTGAGTGCCAAGGAAAATCTTGCCGGAAGAAATAGAACACTCCCGCACATCGAAATTCTCGACAATCGGAACGGCCCCATGCGTCCACACCGTAGGAACAACGATGATCTCATCCGCACCGTGAAGTTCCCCAATCGCCATATCAGCCGTAGCCGAAGACGCCGGGAAATTTCCGGTATAGATAAGCACCTTGTCCCCACCGGGGCCATATCGCCCAACCTGTGTGGTAAACCCTGTGATACTTGACATCTTTTTGCTCCTTCTCTTTCAGGATTGCGGGGGGTTTTTAAGGCCCCCCGCACCACTACAGGTTGTTACGAAAGGCTGGTCCACCCACTCGCGCACCACCGCTCATCGGCGGCAAGCACGAAAGACGAGAGAACGTACCCGAAGTCGGAAACCCAAATGTTCGCGCCGTCGGTCGGCTCGGCGGGGGTCTTCGTCTTCATAAAGTACTTGCTCGACTTGAACAAGTGGATAACGGAACTGTTCAGCATCCAAAGGTTGGAGGCTGGCATATCCCGGTCGGGGTAGATGGTCAGTTTGTTAAACTTGATCCCCTCAATCCCGAACTGGTAATTGCGCGAATCCTTTTCCTTGTACTGGATGCCCGTTCCGAGAACGGCGCACACCCGGACGAACAGCGCGTCCGTGGTAGGCCCCAAATCGGGCCACAGGCCGTCGCGGTAAGCGTCCAGGTATTCCTCGTGCAACTGGGCCTGACCCGTAAGAGTCGTGGCCGAAGTCGTTGTCTTCGGAACCCAGTCGGTGTCGGTCGCCGGGTCAACTCCACCAAAAGTGCTGGAAGGAGTGACGTAAACCTGCAACCCGTAAGGCGTGTTGCCGGAACCGGTCCCCTGCATGACTTGGGTGGCCAGAGCCGTCATGTGTTCCTCGGTGGCCTGATACTTCTTGACCTCCAAGGAATTGATCCTGACGTACTCCGAATCCCCGGCCTTCAACTTATCGTCGTAGGTGAGGGTGATGGGCGTGATAACATTCGTCCATCCGTAGGAAGCCTTTTTCAGTTTGGTATCCTGAGAGGCGCTAGAAATAGCCGCCGCCAAAGACGAACCGCTGAACCAGGTAGACGTACCATCCTGACCGTAAACACGGTTCGGGTCGTACGCGGTCCCACCGCTCAAAGTCTCACCCTTTTCGATGAGTTTCATTGTGGTAGGGTGTTCCTCGTAGGCGTGGTTCCAAAACTTTTTCGGAATCGCCGGAAGAACATGTGTACTCATTGAGTAACTAGACATGGTTTAATCCTCTTCTCGTGCATGAAGTTTTTTCTGTAACTCGGTCGCCGTCATTCCCATTTGTACAGCGAAGTCGGTAATGACCTTCGTTGCCATATCAGGGTCGCCAGCGGCCTCGTCATAAGCCTTTCTAGCCTGTTCCATCAGGCCGGGAGTAGGTCCAGCATTGTTTCCAAGTTTGGACTGCATCCCCTTGGGGAGTGTTTGAGGACCCCTGCGGCTCTGAGCATTAAGCCACTCGTCCTTCATCGTAAGGAAAAGCAGGGCTTCGGGTTCGTATGAAGCGTATCTGGAAATCGCCTCGGAACGGGCCTGTTTGGGGAGTAATCCCCTAGAAGACATCAATTCCTTGGCTTCCCTGTTTACTCGTTCCTCAAACCGTTCCTCGAAAGTCTTGTAGAGGTCGTCCGTTAGCCAGGGATTTTTGTCCCTGAGTTCTTGACGGGTCCTCTCCGCCTTCATTTCGGAAACGGTCTTTAGAACAACGCTGTCCCGCGCCTCGATCTCCTTGCGAAGTTCCTCCCGCATCTGTTCAAGGTTTGGAGCCTGGTCCTTCAACTGGGTTTTCTGCTGTGCCGGTTGACGCTCGTACTTTCGTCCTTCGCGCCAAGCCTTCAAACTCTCATACGATTCGGGGTCGGCATCGAGAAACTTCTCGATGTTTGTAACAACCGTTTCGTACTCCGAAAACTGCCCCAGTTTCGCCTCTAACTCCTTGGCCTTGGCTTCCCAATTCACCGCCGGTTGTGCCGTCTGCGTTTCGGTGACTTTTTGCTGTTGAATCTGCTCCGGCTGTTGCTCCTGAACCTGCTGTTGTTCGTTCATTTAAGGCTCCGTTTTTTTATTTCTACAGTACTGCTTCCCTTGGGTTAAAGTCCGAGGTCTTCAAGGGCCGAAGTCCTCCCTTTGCCGTATCGTTCAACAATGGAGCCGGGGGGTTTTGGAATAGACCTTTGCCCCCTCTGCTCATAAGCCTCTCTAAGCGCTTTTTTCAGTTTTTCCAGCATCACCCCAGAAAACAGGGATGGGTTAATCAGGTTTTGCTCCCCCAAATCCTCAAGTGCCGCGTTGTCAACCTGCGGCTGTTTCATTGAGTATGCCAATCGGTCGATGTATGTTCCCTTCATTCTCCCGCACCATCCCCTTGGGCTACGGCCATTGTCAAATCGGAGTCCGTTAGTCCTAGATTCATAAGCATTTGAGGCGGGACCTTGATCCCGGCCATCGCAAGTTCTTTCACCATGTTTACCTGGGCCTCGTAAACGTCAGACCCGGCCTTGACTTCCTTAACGTCCATATCACGCTCCTTGATAGAGGCGTCTTGGGCTTGCTTCTGTTGAGCCATTGCGACCTGTTGCTGTTGCATGGCCTGTTGGCTCTGTTGCATTTTCTGAACCGACAAGTTAAAACGCCGGATATAATCGTGGATGCCGGGAACTTCCATGTTTTCAAGCATGATTTTAGCGGCCTCGGTCGGATCAACCTTCTCAAAAATAGCCGCAATGCCCTGTGCAATTTTGAACCTCTCCGCAACAGAGATGGGGCGATTCACAGAAACGTCAATGAAGAAGTGGTACTTGCCTTTCGTGACGTCGTTTTCCACCACCATCTGTCCGCCCTGTGACTTTTGCTGGTTGATGATGAGGTAGTCTTGTTCCTCGGCTCCGGTCAAAAAGTCAAGCCGTCTTTGGTCGGTCATGTAGTTTTGGATGAACCAAAGATAAAGTTCTCCAATGTTTGTTCTCGCCCTGTTCAGTTCGCGGAATCGTGGGGCGAGTTTCCCGGTGGCCTGTTCCAGTTGTTTCTCGAACTGAACTCCGGAATAAGTGCCGGTCTGATTGACGCCACCCAAGACACTTTCGAGTCCAGCCGTCATTTCTGCGTCCCTGCGCCTGTTTTCGGAAGCGGCGAGTACGTCTTGAGGTAGAATGTTTGGGGTTGGAAGTGCCTTGATGTCCCCGGACGCCCCTCCCTGAACAACCGTATTTGGTTCTGCCGGAATCTTCTTTAGATTTGCCGCGCTACCGGAAGCGCCGAAAAGGAAATAGACTGGCTTTAAGCGGTAGTCAAGACTGAATGTGTTCCCGGCTAAAATCATCTGCTTGTTCTGGATGGGTTCCCGAATCTTGTGAATAATCCCCTTCCCCCAAAACTCGTTAGGCTTTCGGTAGCACTTGCAGTTCACGAATCCCGGCATCGGGAGCGGATTGTGGTAGTCGTCAAGTATAATGTCGTTGCAATGAAGGATAACCCTTCCGTGATAGTATTCCTTTACCGTAAATGGCGCGGCCACCGGCTCAACTGGAATCCCGTCCGGAGACAATGGCTGTAATGACTTGGGGAAAAGAAGTTCCATGTACTGGTCTTTAGTCTTCGCCTTGAACTCTCCGGTCCCAAATCCGGTATTTCTCTCAATCCACTCATCCAATTCCCGCTCGTTGTTGATGGTTATAACTTTGGGGTCTTTGTAGTAGAACTCCGTAAGAACGGTCTGTTCACCAAGACCGCTTTCCGGACTTCCGCCAAGAAGCCCCATTGCAAACTTGACGACAGAACTCCCAACTCCTCCGGTTACTTTAGGCCACTGCGTGTCTCCGCCACCAGAGAAAGAAACCGAGGCATCCGACTTGATTCTACCGGCCCTGTCGGAATACTTCTCTTTCAATTCGGAAGTCGGTACGGGTCTGCGGTAGTAGTAGTAAACAGCATCGGCAAAATCTGAGGCTCCCGGAGAAACCCCGATATGTCTAGGGTCGATAACGTCGTGTCCGGGCCATGCAAGTCCGTCCTTGATAACGGGTTCAAACTTGTAAATTCCGTTTCCGTGCATCCCTCGGAAACGGAGCATATCTTCTTCTTTTTCCTCGGACCTGTTTTGGGAGTGGCAGAATTTCAACATACGCATCATTGAAAGTGCGTCTAGCGCCTCTCCGTCGTTTGCGGAGGCTCCGGACTCATCGACCTGACGGACATACTCCTTGTAGGTGTACTGCTTCATCAGGGTCGCATCAAAGTCAACGTAATAGGCGTAGTCGTCTGGCTTACACTCATGCGCCATCTTTTCGCGCTTGGTGTAAAGTTTGCCGTTATATAGGTCGATGCACTTTTGGGCGTCGTCCAGGTAGGACCCGGACATGAGGGCGAAGACGTTTCGGTGGGACTCAGATGCTTTAACGCAAGACTCTACAAATTTTGTAAGATTAGATTCGCTGGCATCGGATATTTCCGGGTTTACGGGTTGGTTATCTGTGAACCGGGAGCCAAGCATCAAGCACGTCCGTTTGCCGGGATTTGGGGTTGTAGTTATAAAGCCCCATTGTCGAGAGTTGATTGATCTCCCGACCGCACCGCAATACTTCCGTCAAACGAGGGACGTAGTATGCCGTGCCTTTTCTCCGGTCGTGCTTGTTGAAAACCGGGTCGCCCCAAGCGTCCATCCCACATCGAGGACACTTCTTGGAAACGACGCCGACTCTCGGCTCCGTTACATGGGATACAGTTCTGCACTTCCAACAGCGGGTAGGTCTTTGCATAGCCCTATCCCTTTAGCAATTCTAGAACAGAAATCTTCCTTTTGTCAAGAACAATCTCATCTTTCGGTGCGGCCACGTTGATATTGCTGTCTTTCCCGCAAGAAGGACACCTAATGATTATAAAAGAATCGCCTTCAACGGTTCCTTTTGCTAGGGTCATTCGCTTCCGGCTACCCTTTTTCTTGCTTGCTTTGTAATAAGGGCAGTTATCGTTCTCGCATCGAAAAGTCTGAATCTTCATCAAGGCGCACTCTCCTTTCGTCTTGTTCAAGGTCGTCAAAAAGCATTTCGTTATACGTCTTTCCTTCCGGCTTTGGAGGCTCGCTAGACTTCAAGTAAAGGTGTCTTCGCTGGCAACGGACGAAGTTTGCTATATACAATGAGGAAACTCTATCATCGTACTTACCCGCCGCCGCCTCATACTTTCCGGTCTTTTTATTCCTCACAAAGTACCCCAACTGATTGATCGTGTCGGGGTCGTGTACAAAAAGTCCTTGTTCCTTGTCTTTTTTGTTGACAGAATTAGAGTATCCGATATCCCTTTGAAGCCAGTCTATCGCGGTTTGTCTGAACCGTCTTGCATCCCATCCAAACTCTCTAATTCCTTGTCCAAATCCGGTGAGCGTATCTTCGTGGTAATAGAGGTTCCTATAAGTGTCCCTCAAATTGGCAAGAAGACTCGCTCCGTGAAACTCCTTTTCAATGGCTAGAATTGCCTCAAGTCCTTCTTTGTCTTTGTAATACCTTCCGGCTTTTTCAACCTCGGCGGTCATTCTTTGCGGGTCAATTAATCCAGAACAGGTTGAATACTGTTCCCCGTCTTCTATCCCAAGAACACAGCAGGAGGACTCGTTGGCCCCTTCTTTCCCGGACGCGGTATCGACCCCAAGGATATAGTGATATTCTGGGTTCTTTTCCTTGAAGACTCTCCAAAGCCCGCCTGAAATCTCCTTAATCGATGTCGGCATATCCCATTTCCGCGACTTCTTCTCTGGAAACCTTGCAAAGAAGGTCTTCTGTTCTAACGGCGCACATTCCCTTCCCAAGGATTTCGGCGTTCAAGTCTCCAAACTGTTCCCAAACGATGAAATCTCCAACTTCTCCAACGAACCTTGAAAGGTAATCTCCCGAAACGGTCCTTGTTCCCGGCCCGATTGAAATTACCTTTCCAACATTAAGTCTGATTTTGCTATCCTCCTTGGCTGTATCCGGGACATAAATCCCACCTGAGGTTTTCTCCGGTAACTTGAGTTTCTTCACAATGATTCTGTCGTTCAAGGCGATCATCTAAGCCTCCATCTCACAAGTTTTATACGGCAACTTATTCTCTGCGTACCGCATCAACGCCGTTGTATTGAATATGCACTTACCGGACAACGGTATGAACTCTCCCAAGACTCTCACTCTTGCTTCTTCGGGGGCCTTTTCCGACATGGCCCGAAAGTACTCGTCTATGTTTTTTCTGTCCAAAATGGGATTGTCGTACATGGACGCCCTGACTAATTCAATATCTCTGGCCCTATTCGATCCCTCAAGAACCGGGACGACGAATCTGTCATAAAGCCAGGATATTCCCTCCTCCCACATTGTAGCGGCAACGAGAACCTGACCACCCGTGTCAATAACACGCACAAGGGCGGCGTCGAATATCTCCTCATAGGGTTGCTCATCAAAAGCCAATCGATGTACTGTCGCAGATTCATAGGAGCCGACCCCCGCCTCCTGTGATTTTATCACTATTGTTGAAAAGTTATTTGCCCCGACCTTTACCTTGAACACCTTTTTGTTATCGTTATACTCCCAACTTCCGGGTCTGAGTCTTTCCTTGAACTTTGGCAAAAGGACTTCATCCACCTTGTCGTTTGTGAGGACCGAAATCCACAAGTTGGCGTTTCTCGGCGTCCGACAAACGGGGTGTCTCCCCATTGCAAAAAGGGAGAAATCGGTAGTAAGCCAATCCGACTTTCCCACCCGGTTGGCGGCGAGGGCAATGAGGTATCGTTTACGGCTATACAGAAGTTTCCTCTGGTAGTCATAGGGGAACCAGAGGGAAACCGGGTCAACCGTGTGGACCAGCCTCATTTGCCGCATTAGGGTCGCCAGTCGGTTGAATTTCAACTGCGCTGACGGTATCAGTTGTTCCGGGTCCAATCAGTACCTTTCTAACGAATTTCTGCAAAATGGGTTTTTCGCCGTAAAGTTCGTCACAAATTGCAAGGGCTTCTTTTACGGCGTCGTCTATATTGAAATCAGACTGTGAATCCGCTTTAGAGACATCGACGGTTGCGACCCCGTATTTATCCATGATCTGTGACGCGAGGGAAATGAACTCTTTTCTTTTCCCTGGTTCCGTGATGTCATGGGATGCTTGGACAAGGGCTTCTCTTAATTGGGGGGCTATGTCGCAAAGGGCCTCATACATATCCAGTTTTGTTCTGGCAAGTCTCATCTCCCTGAATCCGGTCTTTGACTGTTCGATGCTTATATCTTCATAAGTAAGACCGGTCCACTCTATAAGTTCTTTTTCCCTAAGTTTTGGGTATCCGTTCCGGATTCTCTCGACGTTTAGTCGTGCGATTATATCAACGGCGTTCCACTTCTCGGATTGTGTCCGATAGGGGCCTTTGACGGGAAGGGCTTTTTTTAGTATGAGTGTATTAGGAGGGCGAGTTTTCTCTTTTGTTCCCGGCTCTTTCACGAGCGACCTCCACAAAGGCTTTTGAAATCTTCTCAAGGAACCCCGAAATGGTTCCGGCGTTATACTTCCCGCCCTCCATAGACAAGACTTGAAGGATATAGGTATTAAACACGGTCTTATCTATTCCGGGTGGAAAAGGGGCTGTATATCCGTCATTGGACTTTGCAACCCTTTTATAGACCGCAAACCAGAAGTCCTTTCTTTCCCGGCCCTTCAAATCCAAGACCGACAAAAGGAACTTCCCAAAGTGTGCCTGGTGGATATCCGGTTTCAAGGTTCCTCCATCAATTTAATGGGTTTGTTTCTATCGTTTGTGATCTCCCCGTTTTCCACAAAAGAAGCCTCTGTGAACGGTTTGGGAAACATAATGGGTGGCAGGTTTTCCCTCGTCTGATACTTATACACGCTTGAAGCCCACCACCCCAAGAAAAGGCATCCAACCGTCCAAAGGCCGAACGAGAAAAGGATAATATACTGCATCAGGAAACCTTCTTTGGACGGCCCTTCTTTTTTGCTGTAGGGGGAGGTGTTTCTGATTCATCGGGGGGTGCGTTCGGGGAAACGGGGTCCTCGTTCAGGGTCCTCTCGTTTTTCTCCGAAATCATCCGGTCCATGTCACGGCGCATGGTAACGGCTTCCTTCTCCAACCGAGCCTTCTCCAGGGCCAATTCCTGCAACCTAGTATAAGGTCTGTGTTGTCCCTCATACGGATCATGGTCGGATTTATATGCCGCAGGACGCCACTTCTCATAATACTTGTCTGTAACATCAACATAATACAAAGGGGAAGCAACCTTCTTCATGTCCGTCTTAACCCACCGGTCCCCCTTCCACTCTGCCCACAACCCCATCATAACCAGACTGGGCTTCCCGCCAAGCCTCTCCTCCATCAACCGCAAGTCCTCGGCCGGAATACAATCCTTCATCCCCCAGTATTCCTCTAAATCCATCCCCTTCTTCGGAACACCCTGCCCAGTAGTCAAAAACTCCTGCTTGGGCTGTAAAGAAACAGTCTTATCAACTACATTCCCATTACCATCCTTGTCCTTAAACGTTTGCTTCCTAATCTCTACCCTGCCATCATAGTCCTGCACAAATACCTTGAAAATACTAGTCACCGGCTCCAAACTCACAGGATGCCTGAACGGATAACTGTCCATCGGCCAGTCCGACACATGAATAGGCTCAGCCATTTGTCTCTCCCCCACCGCTAGTATGAACTCCACTACCCATACTACAGATACCACCTCCGCTTGTCAATACCTTACCCGACAACACCAACCCCCTATCCCGTGTACAGTCTTGCCACCCACTTTATACCCAAATATACCCCCCGGGTTACCTTTTGCCACCCCCATTTTCCTTATACCCCCTAATTATTAAGGCTTTTGTGTTCTATATGCCCCCATATCCATTTGTTGTATATGACTTTGGGTATTAGATATATACCCCGGCGTCCTTTGGCCCCCCCGTTTGGTAGCGACAACTCAAACCCCTGCAAAACCGGCCTTAAATAAAGCGCATTTAAACCATTACAATTCAATATAATTGCACCTATATCGAATTTGGGGCTGATAACTATAGAGTTAAGGGCTTGTTCCAACCGAACACTAAACCCCTAAAAAATGTAAACAACCGATAGATGGGTGGATACCACACAAAACTATAACAACGGATCAATAGACTGGTAGTATAGGGAGTTGGGTCTTCCTCTTAATCAGTTACATTTCTCTTGTCGCCGGTTGTCAAACTTCTAACACAATAACAATCGCGTGTTAGATATATGACGCAATAGCAAACGGCAAACTCTATTAGTTGTAAACACCATGCTATAGTATTATCGGCAAAGTATATATCAACTATCTTTCCTCATCTATCCTTCCCCTTGTAGGCCACCTATCCAACGTTGTCCTAAACACCATAACAACCATCTCCAAACACAATGCGATAGTATATCATCCATTACAATATCATAGGCTGTCCGCTAGTCTGCTATCCCTTTATCGCCGGTCGCCCGTCTTTAACCAGGTTAGCCGACAAACCCCATTATTATTGCCAGGTATTATATTCTCCGGGTTGGCACGATACTTGACGTTACCTAATAACCTTAACAAAAGTATCTTTCATAACAAATAGATTTGTATATACACAATTAATAAGCGGGTGTATATGTATATACAGAAGGGCAGAACAAAACAAACAGGAGGCGCGGAGATGGAACAGGAGAAAGACATTATAGAAAAGGCGGAATTGACTCTTTTGGCCCTTGACCGTTCCGCGAGATATGTCCGGGAAAAGGCTTGGAGGGTCAAAGACACACCGGAGGGCATGCGCCTTTGGGCGGCTGATTTTGTTTTAAAGAACCTGCGGAAAGATTTAATCAGAAAACTGGATTGTTTCAGAGACGGATTTATTAATAGCATCGACTAACCGCCAAACCCCCGGCGCTGTGGGGGGCCATTACAACACAGGAGGCGCGGAGATGCGAAAGGGAATGATACTCGAAATCTACAGAAGCGGATACGATTGCACGCTCAATACAATGCATGGTAAAAAATCGGTAACATTGGTTGGCTATACAATACCGGAAATCTTCGAGGCCGATAACGATTCTCCGGCTGTTACCGTTTATGTCAAGGATAGCGGTTATCGCTTTTTAGCCCCTCTTGACTATCACGAGAAACAATACTCTTTCGGCGGCACATTCGCCGCAAGTTGTGATAGCCGGGTTTCACATTTCGGCGCACTCCCAATTCACGACAGGGAGATGTGGAGGGAATAGCAACAAAGGGCCGAAAGGCCCTTAATGCCACCTCAAAAGTCTGTTACCTTTTGAGCCGGTCCCAAGTCCGGATAAAGGCGGAAGGTGGTCAAGAATGAAAAAGGAGCATGATAAGAAGGACAAACAGTTAAACATCAGACTGTCAGTTAAGGAACTTGAGAACTTGAAACGGATTGCCAAGGAAAATGGGGTATCTGTTTCTAGCGCGGTTTTGGAGTCGGTAAAAACCAAGGGGGTCAACAATGTGCGAGTTTCCTAGTGGTTACAAGTTTCCTGATGGTACTGTCAAATACCATACGGACGCCGATTGTCTTGCGGCTCACGAAAAGTCGGGATCAACAGAGCCGATAAAATGGGAGGACTATATCGGCCATGAAGGGTGGAGAAAGTGTTTTGGAAATCCTCCACCTGGTTCAGAACAAGTCGAATCGTCTGCCGCTTGCAAACTGTCAATGCCTCCGTTTCAGTTAATGGAACAAATGGCAAAGCATTGTGACGGGCTGAACGTCAGCGGGTGCGACCTCAAGGGTGTCACCTTGCCCAAGTCCACTGGTGGGTGGCTGGACGTCAGCGGGTGCGACCTCAAGGGTGTCACCTGGCCCAAATCCATTGGTGGGTGGCTGAACGTCAGCGGGTGCGACCTCAAGGGTGTCACCTTGCCCAAGTCCACTGGTGGGTGGCTGAACGTCAGCGGGTGCGACCTCAAGGGTGTCACCTTGCCCAAGTCCATTGGTGGGGGGCTGTACGCCAGCGGGTGTGACCTCAAGGGTGTCACCTTGCCCAAGTCCATTGGTGGGTGGCTGGACGTCAGCGGGTGCGACCTCAAGGGTGTCACCTGGCCCAAATCCATTGGTGGGTGGCTGGACGTCAGCGGGTGTGACCTCAAGG